AAGGCATCAGTCATGCTCTTTTTTATTTCCGCTGTAGTTCTTGCCATTATGCAAATTGCTTTTCAAATTCATCGGTAAATATTCTCAGGCTTATTCCGCTGCTGTCTCTGGCGGTGGCAGGGCTGACATTATTATTCCTGCAATATGTCTGCATGGTCTTATCATATATTTTATCAGGCAGGATTATATCTGTATCCGCGTCCGGAATATCCGTCATGGTCAAATCATTGAGTATGGCAATATCCATCATGGCTTCCCATGATCCGAACTCCTGTATGCCTGCATCCAATAATGTCTGCCCGTCTTTTATTTTCATTTCTCGATATTGATAAACCGTGAATACGCTATTCTGGAATGCGGATTGAAATTGACTATCTTTATATTATATCCGGCCTTACCCCATCTGAACCAAAGAAATCTATGTTTGTAGACTGCATAAATATATGTCTCTATCGAATCACGTGTATTATATATGCAGCGTGCTGTCGGGAATTCTATACTGATATTTGCCCACACATCCGAATAATGGAATTTCGTACTGTCATCTTTTGCCATATACACCGTATCGGTATTGGCCATAGAAACTGTACCCACATTTTTGATATCCTTAAGTCTTATCTTAAGATCCTTAATCAACTGCTTATCTATAACCTGCTGTCGTTGCAACTCCCGGACATTTTCAGATATCACTCCTTGCACGGTAACGGGTATCGAATCGCGTATCGTGTCGGTCTCTGATTTTGTGGTGAGAGCGGTAACGTTGTTCAGCTGTCGATGATAGTCTTTTTCCAGAGTTGCATTTCGTTTCCACATAAATACATTCAGGCTGATCGATACAACAAGCCCTATAATACCTAATAGGATAATTTTCTTCTTCAAACTCATAATCAATCATTTTAATGTTTTTAATGCTCGTTTATAATACATCACCCTGTCAAGATAGCCATTATACCCGCCATTGACCTTTTTTGTGACAGGCTTCAGATCACCTTTATCGGCCAGATGATTGAGTCCGTTAGCCCACCACCACCAGCAGGCAGACTGTATGGCGTAGTTCGGCTCTTTAAGTTTTTCCGGATGGCTGACAAAATCTACTCCCAGACCCTTCGATACGGCCTCGTAATTATCCTTACCTGTAATCTGCAGGCCCCCTTTGCCTTTATATCGTTCGCCGTCTCCGTCACGCTCCGGTGTGTTTCCGAGTCTGACGGCCATCTTTCCTGTATCATATTCAGATCCGGTGGCTATCTCTTCCATGTACCGGAACGATCCGGTTTCGTGAATTACCTGCGCCAGGAATGCAGCCTGCCGTAATCGGGTGTTGATGGAATAATACGGCATCCACTTGTTCAACAAGGATGTATAGGTCTTTACACTTTCATCGCTCGCATAAGGTGCTATCTTTTTTAATTCTTCTGTTGTCATCGTCTGATAGATTTATACATTGCATGTATTTCGTGTCGTCCCGCCATTACAGCCAACCAGGGTAAATACCGTACAAATGATTAATAGTTTTCTCATAATTATTTCTTCTTTTCATCAATATCTTCCAGGGAGCGCCTGACTTCATCTTCATTTATTCCCAACTTGTTTGCAATTTCGCCAACCAGAGCAAATTTTACTATCCTAAGAAACGGCATTTTCGGGAAGCATATCAGCATACTGCCAAGCGTACTCCAGAACTCGACCAGAACGATAAGCGCACAGATGATGTTCGTTGTCAGGCCGCTGTGTATGTCGAGCAATTTGTCTATACAACTGAATGCCAGTATAGCGCATCCATACACTGCTATCTTTCCGAGCGTATCTCTTGCCAGCTCGCTGCGGGCAAATTTCCCCTGTTTGATACTGGACGCAATGCCCCATACCGCGTCCATCACGATGGCTATAAGGGCGATACCTATAGCCGTTTCATGTCCGGATATACAATCAATGACAAAGAGGACTGCGAACGAAATCCATCCCCATACGGTTGAGAGTATCTCTTGTAGTTTTGCTACGAAATGTTCTAATATCATGATCTTTTTATTTAATAATTTGCCTCTATCGTCACCCCTGCTGTCGTAATCTCCACGCTGTCCACTTTTTCGTTGTCCATCTCCAGCTGTTCCTTGATCTGTCCGCGCCAGTAGATCGGGTCATTATCCAGCAGCATGTCTGATATCCCCACGCCGACGGACGGGTTCTCCTTTAGCTCTCCTTTATGCAGCTGCAGGATCAGTGCCTGGTTCTGACGGAGGATATCTCCTGTTACCAGTCCCTGCGTTATACGGCCGTAAGCATCTTTTTTTATACTGATAGCCGGGACATAATCCGTCAGTTGTATTCCTGTCATATCTTCAGTGCTTTATATTGTTGTCCTCATAGTCACCGGCGTTGAAACTTCCTGCCTGTGAGATTGTCACTGTTCCTTTGTCGGCATGCGTATGATTATTATATATCTTCACGAACTCGTTCAGTTTCTTTGTCAATGCTTCCACGCTGACCATTCCGCCGAGCTTTCCGCCGTTGATGATGATGGTACCGCTCGCCTTGATAGAATCAACATGATCCATCGCAATGACCACGAGCGATGACAGGTCGCCTGACAGACTCCCGACTGTTACTGCAGTCCCTACTTTTGGAGTCAATAGCAGCTCTCCGTCCTCATCCAGTTCCGAGGAGCGCAGGCGTACGTCCGGAATAGCCATATTTCCGATCTGAATCTCACAGAAGTGACCGCTCACACTGTTGACGATGCCCTGATAGATTGCTATCTGTCTGGAGCCGAGTCCTGCTATGCTTTCTCTAAGTAATCTGTATGGATCCATATCAGCTTAATCTAAATCCTAATTGTACTTTTCTTTTCCCTCCTGCACTCGAGAACTCTGTTGTGACGGCTGTCACGAAATAGGTTCCGTCCTTGTCCGGGTAATCGGCATCATGCAGCGTCGCACTGTCTGCCGGAACGCACTGTGGTATCAGCCATCCGGTGATGCTGCCTTCATATCCGTCAAAACTGCGCCGCTTTACTTCCAGCTCTCCGCGGGCTTTCATCGATGCGACATCTGACGTCGCGCATTTTATCTCGATCTTATCGCCTCCCGTGCTGCCGGTCTCTATCTCCCTGACTGTCCCGTCCGGCATCAGAGCCTTGACGACAACCCGTACTTTTTTATCCTCGGCTTTCATATAGGTAAGGTCCGTCTCTTCGATATTGAGTGAGAAATCATAATATCTTTCCTTTCCGATTTTCTCCCCCGGGGGATGGATATGCAGCTTGCCGCCTGCAAGATAGATGTCTGCTCCGCATTCTTCCTGTACTTTCTTGAGTACGTCATATCCGGTAGCGTTATTGATGACGAACTTCGAATATGTCCAGCTGTAAGAGCAATTGATTCCGAATGATAGCTTGCACCCGGTAATGACTTTCTTCAGCAGGACGTCAAGGCTGACCTTTTTCAGTGTTTCGTTCGGTATTGGCTTCCTGAACAAATATAGATCGTCTTCGCAGATCAATTTGATATTACCGCCGTCTGTCGATATCCGCTGCAGATATCCGCTGAATTCGGTGACAAGTCCGGTCTCTTTGTATCCGAGCCTGATGGTGACCTGGTCACCGCGCTTCAGTTTGCTCTCCACATCGAGTGCTTTGTTATATTGCGCTGCGGGCAGCGTGATGGTCGCAGTATCTGCCAGCAGCTCGACGCTGCGGTGTATCTCCACTTTGTCCAGCATTCCGAGCTTATAGTTGCCTATTGCAATATCATAGACCATCGTATACATAGCTTATATCTTTAGGTCGTCACGGCTCAGCAGCAATTTGTAAACATCATCACTGTAAGCCGTAATCGTATAGTTCTGATTCGTCAGTCCGGAGGTGAACGGAATCTCCCAGTTCTCGATCGCAAGCTGACGGATATCGAATATTTCCAGCAGCGGGCTGAGCGCCTTCACATGTCCGGACTCGCAGTATGACCGCAGCTTACCCACATCATCTTTCGGGTAGCTTCCGTCTTTGCTCATCAATATGCCTTCTATCGTGACGGTATAGTCATCCTGTGTCCATCTCTCCTTTATGCTGCCCCTTACCTTTCCTTTATTGACATGTCTCCGTGTGATTATATTCTGTCCGTTGACACTGATCATGGGCTCCATGGGCAGCAGCCACTCCGTTGCTCCCGGCTCCTCAGCCTGCAGACGCAGCGGGGATGTCATTGGCATTCCGAGGGCATTGGTCCTGATGATATCTTCAAGCTCATGGTCGGTAAGGGCTTTCACGTCAAACTCTTCACTGTCGACGATAGCCTGTCCGTTCTTACGCCATAGCCAGTATGGTGGTATTTTCGTCAGCCCTTTTGCCCTTAAGGCGAGGTTCTCCAATATGAATCGTGTCGTCTTGCTCATCTGTCCGTGCTTGTTGCTATGGCGAGGGCTCTGTTCATCGTCTCGACGATGATCCGCTGCAGCTCTGCCGTATCTGTTTTATCTGCCATCATCACGTTGATGCTGTCGAAAAACTTCCCGATCCTGACATTGATCGAGGTGTTCCGGGTTCCGCCGGTGGCCATCTCCTCGGCAGTCTTCCTGCCGCCTTTCTTTTTCTTCTTTCCGTCTCCTTTTCCAAAAAGATTACTATAATCCTCCTTACTTCCTTTCAGCCCTGGAGTAGCAATCGTATTAGTTGAAGATTTTTCTTTCTTTTCTTTTTTATTGTCTGCAGTGTCTTTTTTTGACTCTTTCTTGTAATTCTTTTCATAGGTAGATGATACTCCGGAAATGAGTTTCTTCGTATCATCCGTTACTTTCTTTGCTGTCGATATTCCTGCAATATCCTTAAATCCGGAAACGGCACTTTTCCATGCACCTTTATAATCTCCCTTGAATAGTTTTGATAGAGCATCACCTACTTTTCCAAGACCGCTGAGAAGTGTACTTATACGATCTATCACATAGGTTTTGATGATGTTCCCGAACCCTTTCATGGTATCCCAAACCGTGAGTACTACGGCTCTGAATCCGGCAAACTTGTTCCAACAATAGACAACGGCCGTTGTTAATAGGGCGATTACCGTAATAACCAGTCCCACAGGATTGTCCTTTAATACAAAATTCAAAGCGGTCTGTACCGCTGCCCATATTTTTGTTGCATTGGATACAAGTACAAGTATCCCATAATATGCAGTCATGACAATATTGTGGAGATTAAAAGCTATAGTCGCTATACCTATCCAGGCAGCTACATAAGCAATTTCGGTACCCCACTTATGAAAAAATTTAATAATCTTTGGAATTGCTCCATCCAGCCAGGAAATAAGATTAGAGATAATTGTCAGGACTCCGGAAAATGCACTTTTCAAAATTTTTGAACTTGCAATCCATTGAAACAATTTTTCGACAATATCCATAATATGCGAAGCTATATTCTGGAAGTTATCTATAAGGAAAAGGGCAGCGGGCTTAATATATTTAAACATATCCCTTGCCTTTTGGATCAGATTTCCAAACGCAGTACTTAATTTCCCTAATACGGTCTGTGCAGTTTTTTGCATCATCCCATGAAACAGACCTCCTTGTTCTGTTGCATGCTTTAAGGCAGCTGCCACAGCATTGGAAGTTATCTGTCCCTTGCTCATCATCTCTTGAAGTTCCTTATAACTTTTACCAGTCATTTTTTGGAGTTCTTTCAATGGGGCAAAACCTGCACTTATAAATTGCATATTATCTTGTCCTTGAAGTTTCCCCGCTGCAGACATCTGCCCAAAAACCAAGGACAGACTTTGGAGTTTATTGGCGTCACCCATGGAAATATCGCCCAATTCCTTGAGGTATGTCATAACACTTTTGCTGCTGATACCAAAGTTAAGCATCATCTGGGCAGATTTTTCAAGGTCCATCGTCGAGAACGGCGTAGCAGCAGCGAAATCATTGATCTGTTTTAATAACTTTACTGCTTTCCTTTCAGACCCGACCAGCACTTCAAATGCTACCGTCGTCTTTTCTGTTTGCGCTCCTATCTTCGCAATGGCACCCACACCCGCTGAAGCGAGTACATAAGGATTTGAGAGGAACTGCATTCCGGGTATGGCCATTAGCGAACTCTTGAAATTCGAGAAGCTGAAAGCCTGGCGTATTCGTGCTCCAGCCATCTTTGCCTTGCGGGAGATATTGTCGAGTTCCTGTGAGGTCTGCGTGGTCACACTGACCACGTTTCCCTGGTCTGCCTGCAGCTTGATGATAAACTTAAGTACACTGTCCATTTGCCTTTGCTTCCATTTTTCGGATGTCGGTCAGATACCGGATCGTCCATGCCCATTCCTCATCACTCAGCGTGTCAGGGTCGAGGTGCATGTAATAGCGCAGGAGTGTATTCAGAAATAGTACGTCTCCGCCTCCGGCATCTTCGACCCCGGCATCCTCTAAAGTTTTTTTATCTCTGCCTCCTTCACTTTCAGGATCTCATCCATCTTGTTGACGGTGGCCATGAACAGGTCGTCACTGGTCTTGATCTCTTCGTCGCCGGCTACCCACAACTGATTGAGCATGGTCTCGCTCATCTTGATGGGGTCCTTGACCACACTGGCATAACTCAGGTCTTTCCGCGTAGGCCTGTGCAGGATGCAGCTCTTCCCTTCCACGGTGATCTCAAATAGGTCACCGTGTTTTTTCTTCCAATCTGATATCTGTTCTTTTGTAAATTTCATTTTCTAATCTTTAAAAGGTTTTTGAACACTGTTCAAATTATACTGATTTATGATCCGTATAGATAAACGGCAGCGTCTTTTCCTGATATTTGTCACCCTGCTTCCACTCGGTATTGTCCTCCGTGAACTCGCATCCGACAAGAAGATCTGTCGTAATGACATCACCATTGTTAGGATTACCATAGGCGACCACAAGATCGAAGCTGATATCAAGGATATCTCCTCCGGAGGCTTTTCTGAGCGCCTCATACTCACTTTGCAGCAGCCCGATTTCTCCGTCGTATGTCTTGTTGCCACGCTGGATACCTACGGGCTTGTTGCCTTTTGCATGCAACAGTTCCTTTTCCTGCTTGCTGGAGTATTTCACCGCTCTCAGGCCGGTAACCTTTCTCCCTGCCA